GCTCGGCGCGGACTTCGTCTGCCTGTCGATGGCGACGGCCCGCGCGAAGTCGGCGCGGATTTTGAACGAGATTTTTCAGACAAACTGAATATTCTCCGCGAAACTGACGGCCACGATCATCGAGGCAAAGGAACGTCGAGACAGGACCTTCCCGGAGAAGCCGGCGTCCGTGGCAGAGATGTCACCAGCCGAAGACGGCGAGATCAAGGCCGACGAGTAGCGACAACGAACGAGGAGACGACGACGATGGAACCCTTGACGACGATTCGATGCAGCTCGCTCCCGCTGGCATTTCTTTGTGGCGGCTCCGTGCGCGGCGACCTGCTGATAGATTCGGCCAACGCGCCGGCCGACGACGGGACCGCGGTGCACTTCGGACTGGCCCGCGTGGTGAGCGGGATGGACGCGCAGGCGGCGCATGATTTGATGATGATCGAGCACCCGGCCTGCAACACTGGAGAGGTGACGCCGCTGTTCTGGGCCGGCGCAAAGATGTGGCGCCAGATCAAGGACTGGATGCCGAGCGTGCAGGTGGAGGGTGAATTCGTCGCGGGTGGATTGTCTGGACACCTCGACGCCGGGTCCACCGTGGCACCGTCGGGGGTGGTCCTAGACTGGAAATCGGGGCGCAAGGACCACGACTACAAACACCAGGTTTTCGGGTACGCATGGCTCATGCTCCACCAGCGGCCCGAGCTTGAACAGGTTACCGTTCACCTCGCATGGCTGCGCACCCAGGAGATCGAGTCCTACACCGTTACCCGCGCGCGCGCCGACGAATGGTACCAGGAACTCCAGTCCACGGTAATCAACTGGGCCGGAAAATATCGCGAGGGACCGCACTGCGAGCACTGCCCGCGCCGTGCCTCGTGCCCGGCAATCACGGCGATGGCCCGCTCTGCGGTGGAGATGTTCGCGCCGGGGAAAGTGTTCACCTTGGCCACTTGCACAGGGCCGGAGCTGGCTGAGTTCTTCCGCCGCGTGAAGCTCCTGCAAGGGCTGCTCAAGGACGCGGAATCCGCCGCGCGGCTGGAGATTTCAGGCCGCGGAGAAGTAGACGACGGCGCCGGGGGCGTGATACACTTTGTTTCTACGGCCGGCAACCGCGAGATTGACCCGCTCAAGGCGTGGGACGTTCTAACGGGAAGGTTCAGCGATGCGGAGATGGCCACGATTGTGGACATCGGGGTGGGCAAGATGGAAAAGGCAATCAAGGCGAAGGCGCCGAAGGGCAAAGGAGCGGCGGCAATTCGGGAACTCTCCGAAGCGCTCGAAGCGGCCGGCGCAGTGAAACGTGAACCAGGACGACAGCTACGTGACGAACGACGAAAGGCAGAGTGATCCAATGACTCAGAATGATCTAGCAGAATTCGACCCGACGACGGGTGAGCTTGAGGGAACGGACGTTGTGAACGTCACCGCCATCGGCGCGATCAACCGCTCCGAGGTCGAGTGCCAACTCGACGCCGCCCACAAATACCCGCGATTCAACCGCCAACGCGGCATCAAGCAGTGGTCGGAGGAGGTTCTGAACCTGGCGACCATCACCCGCGAAGTGGCCGAGAGTTGCATCTACACGCTCCCGCGCAAGGGGAAGGACGGCAAACCGAAACCGATCGTTGGCCAGTCTATCCGCATGGCAGAGATCATTGCCAGCACGTGGGGTAACATGCACGTGGCATCGCGAATCGTCGGAACCGAAGACGGGGCCATCATCGCCCAGGGCGGGGCGTGGGATCTCGAAAAGAACCTGCGCGTGACGGCTGAGGTTCGGCGGAACATCACAGGGCGCGGTGGCCAGCGCTACAGCGAGGACATGGTTACGGTGACGGGGATGGCGGCGTCCAGCATCGCCCGTCGAAACGCTATTTTCTCTGTGGTCCCCAAGGCGTACCGGGATCCAATCTTCGCCCGCATCAAGGCGGTAGCCGCTGGCACGGCGGCCGACCTGGAGAAACGCCGCGGGGAAGTGCTGGACAAGCTGGTCAAGCTCGGCGTCAAGCGCGCGAACATCTGCCCCGCCATCGGGGTGGCGTCCGAGGCTGACATTGGGCTCGACGAGTTGACCATCATCATCGGGATGGGCACCGCGATCAAGGAAGGCGGGCAGACCATCGACCAGACGTTCCCTGACCCATCGGCCGAAGCTCCCGCGCCAGACCAGGCGACGGAGGGCCGGCGGATGAAGCTCGGCGGCGACAAGGGCGTGCCGGCCGACCCGATCAAGTAGTTTTGAAACCCCGCCCGAGGGTGCTGGAAGGGCTGGCCGTTCGTCCAGCGTTCGGGATTTCGCCCCAATTCCGGGGCGTCTGGGGTGCTCCGTTTTGACGGCTTCGGTTCGCGACCGAGGCATCCCACGATGGAAAATCAAAACAAACTCGCCGCCCCGCTGGGCCGCGTCCGTATCCGTTCCGTCTACGTGACCGAGCGGCACTCATCGGTCGTGCTGGTCGCCGAGGAGAGCGCCGCCCTGTGCTCGTGGCTGTGGGGAACCGAGCGCACCCACCGAGGGAAAGCCACCGGCTCTCGCTTTCGCCTAACCGTCGATGGCGTGACCATCGCCGTCCGCCGCGTGTTCTCGACGTACGTTCACGGAGACATTGGACAACTCATCGTCGCTACGACTGCCGGCGGCGACACGAAGGCGGCGGCGATTGGGCGCAAGGTCGGCAAGGTGGCCCATGAGGTGACGCTGATTCGCGTGGAGAAGAAGGACGGAAAGCAACGAGCGCTGCCCGGCGTGGAGCCGGCGAAGGAAGGCAAGCGGCGCGTGACCGTGGAAGGACTGGAGCCATGAACGAACGCGCGATGGCCATCCTCATGGCGACGGTACTCGACGCCGGCATTCCGCTGGCCGCTGTCATCTGCCGGCGCTCGACGGCTGCGGCGTACCCGGTGAAGTGCCTCGCGGTCAAGCGGATGCGCGACGCCGGGATAAGCTGGCCGCGGATAGCCGAAGTTGTTGGGTACATGCACCACTCCCAGGCGATGCACGCGCTTCGACGATTCAAGGAAATGGATCGAATTCGTGCTGGAGTGGTAGACTGATCCCGTCCCGCGGCGCCTTGCCCGCTTTCGTCGTCTCGGGTGGGGCGTCGGCAAAACTTCGCGAGAGAATTTGAGGGACGGGCGCGGCGGCTTCATTCTCCCTGAGTCACCACGCTGAACAGCCGTTGCCGGCCACGGTTCCCGATGACCGGCATACTTCACGCCCCCGGCAACCCCTGGGGCGTTTTTTTTGCGCGCTTTGCCTGTCCCACATGCGCGCAGGAGGTGCGAATTGCGCGGTTCAGGACGAATTCCGTGCGCGGTTCTTGACTTCGGCGGGGAAAGAGCGCAAAGCTTGATCCGCCAATCATGAGAAACCTTTTCACGTTTCGGAGCCCGTCGCCGCGCCCGCCTCTGTCTCATGGTTGGCACCTGTCTCAGCGGTTGACAGCGGCGGCGGACTCGGGAACGTGAGGAGCTTTTATGGACACGAGTTACCAGGAGTTTCTTCATGGGAAGTCGCACGAAGGTGCGCTTCATGGATTCGACCCGGTTTGGCTTCCTGATTCGTTGTTCCCGTTTCAGGCTGACGTTTGCACGTGGGCAATTAAGCGCGGTAGGTCTGCCGTGTTTGCAGACTGCGGGATGGGCAAGACACTGATCCAACTCGTTGTTGCTGAGAATGTTGCGAGAAAGACCGGGGGTCGCGTGCTCGTGCTGACCCCCCTTGCCGTTGCATTCCAGACGGTCAAGGAGGGGGCGAAGTTCGGGATTGAGGTCACATACCGCAAGGACGGCCTGAAGCTTGGCGATCGAATCGTGGTCACAAATTATGAACGATTGCACTACTTCAATTCAGAAGACTTCGCTCTCGTGATTTGCGACGAGAGCAGCATTTTGAAGAACTACGACGGGGCAATAAAGGCAGCCGTTACCGATTTTCTGCGTAAGCGTCCATACCGAATGCTTTGCACGGCGACGGCGGCTCCGAATGATTTTATCGAGCTGGGGACTTCCAGCGAGGCTCTCGGTGAACTAGGGGCGGTCGACATGCTCAATCGGTTTTTCAAGAAAGGGAAGCGTACCTTCACCCGCAGCGAAGAGCATAAGGCCGATGTGTATCGGTTCCGCGGCCATGCCGAGCATCCGTTCTGGCGCTGGGTGTGTTCTTGGGCTCGCGCGCTTCGGAAGCCGTCTGATATTGGGTATGAAGACGCCGGGTTTGAACTCCCTCCGCTGAACGTGAACACGCATACGGTTCGCGCAAAGAAACCGCGCGATGGGTGGCTGTTCGAGGTTCCGGCGGTCGGTTGGAAGGAAGAGAAGACCGATACAAAAAACAGCATACCAGAGAGGTGTGAGATGGCCGCTAGCCTTGCCAACTCTCACGGCGGGCCGGTGATAGCCTGGTGCAACCTGAACGAGGAGGGGAAGCTGCTGGAAAAACTAATTGATGGAGCCGTCGAGGTCAGCGGTAGCGACAAAGACGAGGCCAAAGAGGAAGCCTTTGCCGCGTTCGTGTCTGGAGAAATACGCGCCCTAGTGACCAAGCCGAAGATCGCTGGGTTCGGGTTGAATCTGCAACACTGCGCGCACGAAGTGTTTTTCCCAACCCATAGCTATGAGCAGTATTACCAAGCCGTGCGCCGATGCTGGCGCTTCGGTCAAAAGAATCCGGTCACCGTCGATATCATTGCGACAATTGGCCAACAGGCTTTTGTCGAGAGCATGGAGCGGAAGTCCGCCCAGGCTGACCAGATGTTTGCCCAGCTTGTCGCGATGATGTGGCAAGGGCTTGGGCTCAACAAATCCAACGACCACACAAATGCACAGGAGTTGCCATCATGGCTGTAAAGTCCCAGCACATCACGGATAGGTTTGCAATCTATAACGGCGACTGCATCGAGGTCATGCGCGGGATGCCGGATGAGTCGGTTGACCATTCAATATACTCACCCCCGTTTTGCGGACTGTACAACTACAGCAGCGACGAGCGCGACCTGTCCAACTGCAAGGACTACGCGGAGTTTTTCAAACACTATGACTTTGTGATAGGAGAGATCGCGCGGCTCACGAAGCCAGGTCGGATCACGTCGGTACACGCCATCGACGTTCCAGGTCGAGGAAACGGCGAGACGGCACGCATGGGCTCAGGTGCAAACGTGGGCACCGGTCTGATTGACTTCCCAGGAGACATCATTCGCGCCCACGAGAGGCATGGCTTCATCTACACCGGCCGTCGCATGGTGTGGAAAGAGCCATACGGCGTACGAGTTCGTACGATGGCCAAGGGCCTCACCCATATGCAACTGTGTGAGGATTCAACCCTCGTAGACCTAGCAAGCGCCGACTACCTACTGACGTTTCGCAAGGAAGGGACAAATAAGGTTCCGGTCAGCCATGAGACTGGACTTGGATGGTACTGTGGAGAGCGGAGAACACCGGCCGAGGTGATGAAGTACAGAAACTGGCAAGGTAGTCAATTGGAAAACAAGTACAGCCAATGGGTTTGGCGCCAGTATGCCAGCTCATTCTGGGATGACATCAGAATCGACAACGTGCTGCCATACAAGGAGAGCCACGACCCAGACGACGAGCGCCATTGTCACCCGCTCCAACTGGACATCATCGAGCGCTCCGTTTTGCTCTGGAGTAATCCTGGCGAGGTGGTGTTTACCCCGTTCATGGGCGTTGGATCCGAGTGCTACGGCGCTGTCAAAAACGACCGCAAGGCGGTTGGAGCGGAACTGAAAACCGCTTATTTCAACCAGGCAAAGCGCAATCTGGAGAACGTGAAAAAAGAAAACCACGATGTCCAGATGAGCATCATCGCCGCCATAGAAAGCAAACAACTAACCGAGGAAGAAGAGGGGCTGTCCATCGACGAAGACCGAAAAAAG